CTTCGGTCATCGTCTTGCGCTATGACCGGTTCATCATCAGGAGCCCACTTAAAGTCATCCTTAATCTTTCCATTCCGGTCGACAGCATTCCGGGTAATATCAACAACTTCAGAAGCAAATGCAGCAAAGTCTGCTTCAGCATCTGTGGTTGAAATCTGAGCTGGTGCTGTAAGAGCCGCTTGAGCAAGTTCTACTTCTGCTTTTGCGTTTCTCCAAATGGTCTGTAGAGAACTGAACTGACCTTGATAGTTTGCTTGCGATGGCTGACCTTCTAATGGTAACCAGGTGACTGAGTAAAAACGACGAAGGTTCTCTTCTGCTGCATTCTTAGCTGTTAATGCCTTTGCATACCGATCATTGCGTGCTTGCATGTCAACTGGCTGTGGCTCTTTCTTTTTATTCCGTAGCAAAACAGCCTGGTAGCGGGTAAAAAGAGCATTTCTTTTTGCAGTAAGTTCCTTAACAAGCTTCTCTTGTTCTTCTTTCTTAGTTCTCAAATCGGTTAGTTCAGCAAAGTATTTATTCTTATCACGTTCAGAATCTGTTTTATCGTCATCTGCCTCAATCTTCTTTGCTGTTGCATCAGCGTACTTCCTTCTCCAATCTTTTAGAACATCTTCACTAACTTCTTTTGGCTGACCCAATTCTGCCAACTTTCTCCTGGCTTCATCTCTTTCTGCTTGACTTTTAGAGTTGTCACTGACAATCTTATTGAGTGCCTTCTTTCCTTCCTGATTTTGTTGTCCTTGGCTGTTTAACTTCTTTAGGTAATCAGCAGCCGTAAGCTTCTGATTTTCAGATTCTGCAAACTTTACAGCATATTCCTCTCGTGCTCTTTTGTATTTTCCCATTACATCGACAATCTTCCTATCAATAACAAATCCATTAAAGTTCGCGCCTTCTAGCTCACGTTCAACTAAATTAATCTGGTTGCTGAGTAGACGAGGGTCTTCCCGAATTCCCAAAGCATTCGAGACAGTTGCTCCAAGAGTAGTGTCCTGAGGAGCCAGAACTGTGCTAGAAATAATTCCCCACTTTGGACGACCAATTGCACCACCTGCCATTTCATCACCTTTTTCTGCAGGAAGAGTAGGTGCAGTCGCTCCTACAGGTTCCGCTACGGGTTCTGCTACGGGTTCTGCTACGGGTTCTGCTGGCTTTGGTATTGTGGGTTCCGTTACGGGTTCCGTTACGGGTTCTGCTACGGGTTCTTCTGGTGGAGCAGTTTCCATGCTGTTTACTATGCTTGCACCCGCTGCTAGGGCTGCACTCCCGGCTAATAGTGATAGCGCAGTTAAAGTGGCCATGTTAACTTGTTGTATATAACAAGAGATGTTTCATTTGGTAGAAGATACTTACTCTCGTGTGGAAGGTAACTTAATTAAGTCTGCACAGATTAAAGATTCTTGGTATTCTCTAATCTTTAATATCGTAGTTCTCATTGTAGTTGTTGGATTTTTCATTATGTTTCTGTACTCGAATCACGGGATTGAAAAGGAAAAAGAAAATATAGAATTTAAACCGGTGCCATGGTTAAATGCAGTCCGTAACGTCCCAGGAACCGACTATGGCCAAATTCCTCAAACTGAAATTAGAGGTGGTATATCGGGGATTGTCAATCGAGGAAGCGCGGCAACGTTTTGAGGAGCTCAAGCAAGAACCAACTCCCGTAGTTAAACAAACACGTAAACTTAAGAAATGAGGACAGCTGCTGCCTACATTTCTAAATTAAAAGCAGAAGCTCTTGGAAGAACGTTTAAGGTACAGGACACAAATCACCGATTATTTACAACAACACTCTATCGTGGAACAGCTGATTGTGAGCCTGTAGACTTTACCCAAATTGATTACGTCGAAGTTTGCAGATGTGATTATATTGGCCCTGCTGCTAGAGCTCCCAGATTACGAGCTACAAGAAGTCTAATAGATGGAGGTTCGCCGTATAGTTCAGGTGCACCAATCGTAGATGGTGGTTCAGCATACAGTTCTGGTTCAATGATACTAGATGGAGGAAAGCCTTAACTATATATAATGGACGTAATTTCTTGCTTGTTCGCCGGCGTGCTGACCGGCTTCTTCGTAGTATCAATTTTTAAGCCTCCTAAGCGGCAGATAGCAACAATTCCAACTCCGGGAGATTCAAGTTCATATAAAACTAAGGCCGGTTGTGTGAGAATCAAAGCAGAGCCAGTACCATGTTCTTCTTCAGCTGTTTCTCTCAATGTACTTGTAAATGATCGATAAGCTTCTCAAACGCAAAGAAACACTGGGATTATTTGCTTTTATTATCGGTTTTGGTCTCGTTGTTATGCTGCTTCATCACCCAATTAAGAGTGAGAAAGTATTAGCCATCACCCCAGATAAGTTCGAGGACAGAGAAGTCAAGGCTGATGGAAAATGTTATAAATATCGCGTGGAGGATGCTTCGTGTGAAATCACTTCCTCTAAATAAACATGGAAGGTGCGACAGATTTATCAGAGCTTCTTGGGGGGCAACCTGTTCAATCTCCTGCATTTCAGCCAATGGTAACTGGTGGAGGTGACCCATTTAGCACTCCACTTAATACAACGCCCCAGAAGCCGTCTGCCCCAGATTATTCTCATCAGTTTTCTATTCTTCGTGGTTCAGTACGCGGATTTTTAGGTTATCTGGCATTCTTTCTAGCAGCATCGGCCATGTCTCTTGCTTTTTCTCGTGAGTTGGCTCTTCGTTATGTCCCCCACGCATATAAGGATGGTGGTGTTGTTTCTTATACTGGAGCAGCCGTTCTTGGTGCAGCGTCCGTTGTTCTCGCGTATGTAATTAACACAGTATTTCATTCATTAGTATAATGGATCCAGAAATCAGACGGTCACTTCGTTATAGTTCTAGAGGATATCTTATCGACCCCCCAGCTCTATTTCATCCATATATTATGGTTGGAGCTGGTGAGATGTTAACCCCTGCGTTTGTTAAGAAATATGAGATTACACATGTAATCAACTGTGCAGAAGAATATGATTCTCCTTCATGGTTTAAGGAGAAAAATCCAGATAAGTATTACTGTATCAATGCAGTAGATGCCTTACATGTAAATATTTTAAACTGGTATCCAGAATTCAAGGCGATACTAAAACACTATATGCAAGACCCAACGTCCCGAAAGATATTTGTTCACTGTCAGTGTGGAATTAATCGAAGTGCATTCCTGGCACTGATGTACGTTTGTGACGTATTTAAGTTTCCATTTGCTGAGACAGAGCTCGCTGTTATGAAGCAGAGACCGTGCATGATGTCAAACAGTTCTTTTCGGCAACAGGTTTTCAATGCTTTAATTAAAGATGGCAAACACTGATCAGAACCCGATATGGAATCAAATTGAAGCTGCTCCTGGCAATGCTGTTGATTCTGTAATGGGTCCGAGCTACAGCTATGCTGAAAATATCAAGGGTCCTGCCTCATTGGGTGTTGGTTCCAGAGGTACAATTAGTCAGCTTACCACGAACACAGGTGCTATCTTTCAGTACATGAAATACATGATTGCTGGCCCTGCTCTGGGAAACCAATATTTTGTAAACACTGGAGGCTCATGTGAAGCGCCCGATAAGTCAATTCAAGCAAGATACAATTACATTAATAATATATCGAGTGGAGCCGATGTTCTTCCGGAAGCAATGAAGCGTGACCTGGGAGGTGTGGCATCTAATTTTGATGGTCTAATTCCGGGAATGTTAGAAGATACGGAAAACTTGAACCCAATTCATTTATTTAGTTCGTTGGCTGCCGATTCAACTCCTGCGTGTGAATGCTATACATGTCCTACAAGTGGTGGAGACCAATCCAGATTTTTGAACAAGGATTTGACAGCCGACTTTAATAGCTCAAAGTGCGTACAAGTTGATATTTCAAAGTGTATTCAGACGAAGGAAGGGTTTACTGATAGGTCTGATTCGGCATACCCCATTCTGATTGCTATTGGTGTTTTAGCTATTTTAATAGCAATGAAGTAGAATATCAAATGTCTGATAGCATGTTTCGTATAAAAAAAGGGAGAGATGCCAGCAAACACGAAAGTTTAGGTGGAACACTGGACTCTGTTCATCAGACAGTTGTCAATTCTTTGCGTGAATCTCATGCAAATCAGACATCATTGCTCGACCAAATTAAAGAATTAGAATCTGAAATCAATGAACTGGAAACAGGGAAAGACATTTTTAAATTGGCTCAAAAACACGATAAGTTGCGTACACTTCAGTCAGAACTCAAGGAACAGAACCAGTTAGATTCTTATTTCTTGAAGAATGCTGATTTGATGCTTCAGTATTATGGTCAGTCTGAATCAAGTTCTGTTATTTCAGCAAAACATGTCGATAATACTACATTTATGAAGTACTTGGCTCCTGTGGCTCCTATAGAAACTGGGCCATCTCGTAAACAGATGTTTGATGAATACGTTTCCAGGATGAAGTTGGGTACTGGGGCAGAGGCAAATGATGTGAACACGGATACGGAACATTGTAATAGATGTAATGTTGCACGTGAAGAAGTAGCAGCTGAAGGTATCCTTGCATGCCCGATGTGTGGCTCAGAAGAGTATATGATGGTTGTATCTGATTTTCCTTCTTTCCGTGATCCTCCTAAGGAACGGAATAACTATGCCTACAAGAAGATTAATCATTTGAACGAGATTTTGAATCAATTTCAAGCAAAGGAAAGTACCATAATCCCAGATGAGGTGATGAATGAAGTTGTATGCGAAATCAAAAAACGACGCATACAAAATATTGCAGAGTTATGCGAGAAAGATATACGAGAGATTTTAAAGAAGCTAAACAGAAGTAAGTATTATGAGCACGCAGCCCACATCGTCTCTCGACTCAATGGCAACCCACCGCCGACTATCACTCCCGAAATCGAAGAAAAGATTAGAGCTATGTTTCAAGACATCCAGGCGCCCTTCCTCCTCTATTGCCCCAACGACAGAACAAACTTCCTCTCGTACTCCTACATTCTCTACAAGTTCTTTGAGCTCTTGGAATTAGATGAATACAAGGTTTACTTCCCATTACTCAAGTCCAGAGACCGTCTAATCTCCCACGACCAAATCTGGAAAAAAATTTGTGACTATCTCCGTTGGGAGTATATTGTTTCAGTTTGATTTGAGCTTATCCTTCTTGTAGATGACAATATACTTAATGGTTGGAGCCAAAACTGGCATGATACGAGCGGACTGAGTTGTTCCTTGGCTGTTATCAACTGGCATAATGCGCGCAGCATCCTTGACACC